CGTCCTGTGTCTCTCCAGGAGCAAACAATAGTGCTTCCCTAGAAAGATCGGGACGTGCCTCAACAATAATATTGTGTGGAGGTAGTGATTGATTCATAAAATGAACTGTGTCACCTGCAGAGATTGTAATCTCATTCGGTTCAAATACTAGGTTGCCACCAGCACCCATTGATACATCTACTGCCCACACTGGAACAGCAAAAAACAGTGCAATAAAAAATGTAACTAAAACTCTCACGAACTTGTGTGCAACTACATTATCTAGGTATTTAATTTGGTTGAGATATTCTTTTTGTTTGGACTTACACACCTCATTCATTTGTGACTGAACAGTATCCTTGTTCACATAATCTCTGCAATTTTTCTATGAGATGAGTATACTCATCCCACATGTATTCGGAACCAGTGCTCTCTTTGTATAGGTTACAAGCAGTAATGAGACGTGCCACGTCTCCTTCGTTTAATCTCATAGTAAGACCTCAGTGCCTCCATAGTATAGGTATATATTTCATGGTTGACAACTCTCTATATACATGGTATGTTGGTATGAACATTAATGAGGAATCTTATGTATCCCGTGCTGCTAGCAGCTGCCGCTGCCGCTGCGACACCATTTCTACTACCTGAGAATACGGTAGTGGGTACAGGACTTCGTGACAATATTATACCCATTGAAGTAGCACCATTTAATCCATCCTGGAAGTGTCCGACATGTTCCCCTGAAGAACAATATGTACTCAAAGAACTCCAAGAGAACACCAAAATCAAGGACAGAAATGCCCTCTCCACAATCATGGGGAACATCAAACAGGAATCCAATTTCACTGCCAACATTTGCGAGGGTGGTTCTAGAGTGTCTTATAGTGAGTGTCGCAGTGGCGGCTATGGTCTCATCCAGTGGACATCAGTAGGACGTTATGATAACCTTGGTAGGTTCTGTGATAAGTTTGATTGTGATCCTAGTACACTTGAGGGTCAAACTCGTTACATGATTAATGAATCTACTTTCCAACGCTATCTTCCTGAGTTTGAGGGTAGTGGACAAACTGTGAGCCAGTATATGGTTCCTGCATACTACTGGTTAGGGTGGGGTATTAAAGGTAACCGTGAACTATATGCATTTGACTACACAAAAAAAATGGTGTTAGGATGACTGAAGACTGGCGTTATAGCGAAGATAGGATGAAACTCAGACAGGAAGTTTTGAGTATCCTTCTTAAAAAGTATGGTGGTGAACTTGACACCACCCGAAAATCCAAATACACCTGTGAGTCTATATACTCCTGTGCTCATGATTGGGTATCACAAGGACATAAAATTTCCTCAGGTGTGTCTAAGTATTATGAAGCATATTATGCCATCACATGAAACACATATGGTGGTAAAGCAGTTACCAGTTTTTACAACTCTCCTACATGACCATCAGAGTATCAACAGTAATCTTATTGAATTAATTGACTGGTGTCAAAGATCAAGTCCTGAAGGTCTCAAGCAATCTACAAATCTTGATGCTTGGAGGACTGAATATCTTACACAAGATGATACAGATGATTTTAATTTTTTAATTAAAATTATACTTGAGTTTATTAGTTCAGTTAATGTTGATTATTATCATGATAATCAGACTCAGTATGAATGTTTTAATTTTTGGGCAATGAAATATACTGAAGGCGACTGTGCATACAAACATAATCATTATCCTGCAGATTTTTCTTGTGTATATTATATTAGTGTGACTGATGAGAGTTCACCTATAGTTTTTGAAAATAAATTAAAAATTCATCCTGAAGATGGTATGCTAGTGTTATTTCCAGGATGTATAAATCATAATGTATTTCCAACCAAAGATAAACGAATTGCATTCTCTGCCAACTTTAATAAATTAAATGTCTGATATTCAAATTATTGATAATTTCTTACCAAAGAAAGAATTCATGCAATTGCAGGGGTTGATGATGTCTCATCATATTCCATGGAATTATAGTGATGCTGTTGTAGGTCCTACAGCAGATTGGTTGGGTGAAAAACGAGGAACTACAAATGATAATTATGATTTTCAATTTACTCATTGTTTCTATATGGACAATGAGTGGTTGCCTCATGCAAAAGATACATATCAAATTCTAGGACCAACTCTTCAATTGTTAGATCCTGCTTGTTTAGTTCGTATCAAGGCAAATTTAGTTCCTAGAACTCCTGAAAAAGTTACACATGGATTTCATGTTGATCATGAACACTTGCTTGATAAAATGAAAATCGCAGTTCTTTACATTAATACTAACAATGGTCAAACACTTTTTAAGAATGGTCAGTCGGTTGACAGTGTTGCTAATCGTATCGTGATATTTAATGGTGACATGCTTCACTCAGGGACAACTACTACTAATAGAAAGGTACGATGTGTGATCAACTTTAATTATATCTCTCGTAGTTAGTTGACAGGTCTAGTTGCATAGGTTATAATATTCATATGACTCGCTAGCTCAGATGGATAGAGCAACTGCCTTCTAAGCAGTCGGTCGTAGGTTCAAGTCCTACGCGAGTCGTCAGGAACTTGAGACGTTCCAACCAAAGGTGCCACTAATACTTGGTGGAGTCATCCCTCTTTGGATATTCGCGGGGGACCTGCGTCTTACTTCATTGCAGACTGTCAGTATACTGGGTGTGATGCCCACATAGCATACGGATAAGTGTAGTGTGCCCTTATAGCTCAGTGGTAGAGCAACGCTTTTGTAAAGCGTAGGTCGTTGGTTCAAATCCTACTGAGGGCTTCCTCTCTTGAGGCATTACATTATGAAACCAGTTGAAATTCTTCTTCTTATTAGTGAGATGGAAGGATCATGTACACACGCTAAGAATCTTGGTTTTACTGAAGACCATAAAATTCTTAGAGAAATGTGTAATAGATACTATAAATTGTATTTTAAACTCAAGAGAGAACAAAACAATCCCAAGTAGCTCAGTGGCAGAGCCGCCGACTGTTAATCGGCTGGTCGCTGGTTCAAATCCAGCCTTGGGAGTTTGGGTAGGTGTCCGAGTGGTTAATGGAGGTGGACTGTAAATCCACTGGCTCTGCCTACGTTGGTTCAAATCCAACCCTGCCCATACGCTTGATTAGCTCAGCGGTAGAGCATCTCGTTTACACCGAGGCGGTCGGCGGTTCAATCCCGTCATCAAGCATTAGTATACTTTTACTAATGAAACAAGAAAAACTTCACGCCAAAATTAAAGAACTTTCTGATGAGATTATTTACATAAAAGGTCTACTTCATACAATGAGTCATCAAATCCAAGATCTACATGAACAAAGTTATCAATCTAAAAGATCTTTGCCTAAAGTGTATGAACATCCTTGGTATAAGTATAAAAAAGAATTAATTCATACTTCTCTTTGACCTTCAAATTTTTTATGGTATAATTAGTAGTGTATCTCACACATACTAATGAACAGACAAAATATTCTTCGCAAGTTCCCCGAGGACATTGATATTCTTAATGATGCTGTGGATGGAGTTGTGAATCTTGAGGATGAATATCCACACATTTATAAAAAGATCTATGAGTTTTATGACATACGTGGTCTGCAACTGTTCGGAGACCCTGACGATGACTATGAAGTGGTTCTGACGCAATTGGAAAAAGACCTTGACATTCTTGTCTGACTCTGCTACTCTTATGAAGTAAATCACTTTGGTTATGAAAGTTCTTCTTGAGCGTTTCCCCTATCGTTATATTGAGTCTGGTGTACTAGAAATCAATGGTAAACCAGACTTTCGCATTCAGAAAGCAGATCCTTGGACTAAGCGTTACAAAGATATGTACCTGTGTGATAATGTAATGCAGATGACTACAGCGATGGAAGATTTTGAATATACCAAATGGTTAGATCCTGATGGTGTACCCTGCTATATAAAAAATAATGTCATTAAACAACACTCCGTTTAAGTTCAATAACCAAACTAAATTTGTTCCTGCAAAACCTCCTGAATTTACAAACACTATGACTACCTATGAACGCCTTGATACTGCTGAGAAAGAACTTCGTTCTGCTCTTGGTTCTGTAACTGGCACTGCTTCTGCTATTAAACTTCGTAAGATTCTTAACATCATTGAAGATATTGAAGACATGAAACGTTCCTTTGTTAGTAGCAATGAACCTCAGTTTCCTTCATCTAATTCTGATCTATATGATGGATATATTGGCGACAATATCAATTTCAATTTAGATAGTGCTGCTACTTATGCTGCCGGAGAAGTACCTATGCCTGGTGCTGCTGGTCAAGATGTAATTACATTTTCATGATGTACTGGTTTCCAATTTCCAGTTAAAGAATTGGTGGCGCGGCATGTAAAACCCTCTATAGGTGGCATTAATGCCACTTTTTTTTATGAATACATATATTGAAATCTATGATGATGTTCTTTCATCAGAAGAATGTACTAAAATTATACAGTATATTAATCAGTCACCTAATATACAGAGAGGTCTTATAGGTGAGGGAGTTGATGTTAAAGCAAAAGATAGTTGGGACATACATAATAGATTTCAAAATCAAACTACAGTAGATACCATGATACATGGTGCTCTATCTAAATGTCTTGCTGATTATAAAGTTAGAAATTCTGAATTAAATAGTATAGGGTATTGGTCATTAGAAAATAATTATAACCTTCAGAAATATCTTCCTGGTGGAGGATACCCATACCCACACTGTGAGGCAGGATTCAAGCATACTTGCCAGCGTGTCGTGGTATGGATGATTTATCTTAATACGGTTACTGATGATGGCGGCACTAATTTTCCTCAGTATAATTTGATTACTGATGCTGTTCAAGGAAGAGCAGTATTTTGGCCTGCTTCATGGACACATTTTCATCATGGTGTGATCAGTCAAACACAATATAAGTATCTTGCTACTGGATGGTATTCTTACGTCCCTTAATAGATTTATAAATACTTTGAAGGAAAGTATAAAGGACATGTAATGTCACGACTATTAGTTGACGAACTAGTAAATTTAGCGAATAACGATAAAGTTATTTTCGCTGAAGGAGCGA